AAAGCCTGTCTGCTTACATGCTTTGATGCATGGTGGTTACTCACCGTCCAGCAAATACTGGATGACACCATTCGTCAAACTTGTAGTCCAAGGCTAACATAGAGGGGGACGTCGCAAGGCGTCTCCCTTTTACCGAGGACCCATCCTTGAGGATGAAGGATGATGATCCCCATGCCCGAGGACGACCGTATATATAGGCATTAGTCTATATATATCTTATCAGTCTTCATCATATCACTCTTCATCAAAAATCGTCTTTGTTTTTTCAGGATTTTAGAAGATTTAACATTTGTAAAATGCACTGGTCAAAAAAACTCGCTGGTAACACTTTGCAAAAAACAAACAGCAAAGGGTTAAAAATGTGGCTACTAATATTTGCAATAATATTGCTAGGTTTTTACGGCCTAATAAAAAAGTAAAAATAAGTATTGTACATATGTTAAAAGTGTGCATAATAAAACTTGTAAGCAATAACGCTTGCAGCATTTAAAACGTAGAAAGGTTTTTAAAATGCAAAACGCTAAAAAGGGTAAGGCCACCCAAAAGGCCACTACTGCAACGGCTACTGTAGCTGCTGCACCTACATTGCAGCATACCGGCAATGAGTTAACCTACGCTTGCATATGGGCATTTGTGCAGCAACATGCTGGTGGCAACTTGCATAACGTGCAAGTTGTGCCATTGCCTAATGTGCAGCTTGACCAAGCGCAACCTGTACCGTTTGGTTATAACGGTAAAGCTGGTGGTGTGCGTGCCACAATACAAAATATGTTTTTGCAAGGCATTAAAGGCAGCAATAGCCTTGCTACTATTTTGCAAGTTGCTGGCAAGCAATTTGGTTTAAGCAAAAAGCAGCCCATTTGTTTGCTTGCGCTTTTAAATGGTGGTTACAGCCCTAGCAGTGCAACGTGGGGTACAGGCTACGTTAAATTGGTAGTGCAGCCCCAGCCTACTAAATAACGCAGCGCTGGGGGTGCTAGGGTACCCCCAGCCACTAACACCGCCCAGCTTGGGCGGTGTTTTTTTGTACCCCCGCGAGACCGTCCCCTTGGCTATAGCTCGGTCTGTAGCCATGTTTTGGACAAATCGTGTGGTCTGTAAAAAATTTTGGATATTGATTTTTACTCGACTAAAAGCCGAAACCACTACCCCCCTTTACTGTAGAATCGTCATAGGTTCATTGCCCTAGAAAAATTTTCGATATATTTATAGAATATTCGCATTATTGAGGAATTATGGATAATGGACATTCAGTTAATACCTGATGAGCAGTTAAAAAAGTACGCCCATTTATTAGACCGTGCTGCAGAGATTACCCAAGCGGAGGCGGCTAAAGATGATTTTATGGAGTATTGTAAAACGGTTTGGCCTGAGTTTATAAATGGACGCCACCATAAGATAATGGCAGAAAAGTTTAACCGTATAGCTACGGGTGATTTAAAGCGATTGATTGTGAATATGCCGCCCCGCCATACAAAGAGTGAGTTTGGCAGTTATTTATTGCCTAGTTGGTTGATGGGTAAGAACCCGCGATTAAAGATAATGCAGACAACGCATACGGCAGAGTTGGCTTTTAGATTTGGCCGAAAGGTGCGTAATTTGATGAATAGTGGAGAGTATACTAAGATTTTTGAGGGAGTAGAGTTGCGTGCGGATAGCCAAGCGGCGGGTAGATGGGAGACGAGTAAGGGTGGAGAATATTTTGCGGCGGGTGTAGGTGGTGCGGTGACGGGTCGTGGAGCGGATTTGTTGATAATTGATGACCCCCATAGTGAGCAAGATGCGTTAAGCCCTACGGCATTAGAGCATGCTTATGAGTGGTATACATCAGGACCGCGCCAGCGTCTCCAGCCTGGAGGTGCGATTGTGATAATTATGACCCGTTGGGCAGATAATGATTTAACGGGCAAATTATTAAAGCAGCAGGGGAGAGATATATTGGCAGATAAGTGGGAGGTTGTTGAGTTTCCTGCTTTGATGCCTGAGAGTGAAGATCCGTTATGGCCTGAGTATTGGAAAAAGGAAGATTTGTTAAGTGTTAAGGGTAGTTTGTCGGTTGGTAAGTGGGAAGCCCAATGGCAGCAGAACCCGACGGGCGATATAGCGGCGATATTAAAACGTGAGTGGTGGAATGTGTGGAAAAAGGAAGATATCCCGCCATTAGAGTATGTAATGCAGAGTTATGATACAGCGTACAGTAAAAAGGAGACAGCTGATTTTAGTGCGATAACCACATGGGGTGTTTTTTACCCTAAGGAGGGTGGACCACCAAACATTATTTTGTGTGATGCTAAACGTGGTAGGTGGGATTTTCCAGATTTGCGACGTATGGCATTGGATGAGTATAAGTATTGGGACCCCGAGTGTGTATTAATTGAGGCAAAAGCGAGTGGTATGCCGCTAACGCAAGAGTTACGGAATATGGGTATTCCTGTTATGAATTATACGCCGAGTAGAGGTAATGATAAGTTTACAAGAGTGAACTCTATTGCGCCATTGTTTGAAAGTGGTTTAGTATGGGCTCCAGATACACGTTGGGCAGAGGAAGTTGTAGAAGAGTGTGCGGCGTTTCCTGCGGGGGAGCATGATGATTATGTGGATACGGTCACCCAAGCCTTACGCAGATTTAGAGAAGGCGGTTTTATCCAGCATCCCGAAGATTATGAGGATGAAGATCCAGTTCCTGTACAGAGGATTTATTACTAATGGCAATTAACCCACGTCCTAGCAATATAGATCGCAGTTTATTACAAGCCCCTAATGATACATTTAGTGCATTAGAGGATGATCTTTTACAACAAGAGATAGAGGTTCTTACGGCAGATGAACCTGATGAAGAAGGTAGTGTTGAGATAATTTTTGGTGAGGTTGATGATAACCTTGGTGGGGAGCCAGAAAATTTTTACGATAATTTAGCTGAATTAGTTAGTGATGAAACTTTATCTGATATTGCTAGTTATGTAAACCAATCAGTAGATGATGATAAATCTAGCCGTGATGATTGGGTAGAGACTTATACAAAAGGGTTAGATTTACTCGGTTTAAAGTATGAGTCACGCACGGAACCTTTTGATGGTGCTACAGGTGTTATACATCCAATATTAAATGAAGCAGTAACTCAGTTTCAGGCTGGTGCGTATAAAGAGATGTTGCCATCTAGTGGTCCGGTGCGTGGTAATATTGTAGGTAAACCCACCCCAGAGGTAGAAGCCCAAGCTCAGCGCGTTCAAGATTACATGAATTACCAAATCATGTATGAAATGGAAGAGTACGAGCCTGAATATGACCAGATGTTATATTACCTTGGACTTTCTGGTAGTGCTTTTAAGAAAATCTACCGTGATGATGTTTTAGGCAGACCAGTAAGTAAGTTTGTGCCAGCAGAAGATATTGTTGCACCTTACACAGCAACTGATTTAGCTTCGGCAGAACGGATTACACATATTATCCGTATGTCTAGTAATGAGTTACGCAAACTCCAAGTAAATGGTTTTTACCGTGATTTAGATATAAAAGAAGAAAATGATCGTGGTGAAGATGATGTGCAGGATGCTTATGATAAATTAGAGGGGCGTTCTTCTGCGGGAGATACTAATGAAGCTACATTGTATGAGTGCCATTGTTATTTAGATATTGAAGAGTACCCAGATATTGGTGAAGATAATGAAGAAACGGGTATAAAACTGCCTTATGTTGTTACTATTAGTGCTGATAGTGAAGAAGTTTTGTCGATTCGCAGAAATTATGATCAAAATGACCCAATGAAGAAGAAAATTCCTCATTTTGTTCAATATAAATTTACTCCTGGACTTGGTTTTTACGGTTTTGGTTTAATTCATCTGCTTGGAAATTTGAGCCGCACGGCTACAGCTAATTTGCGCCAGCTTATTGATGCTGGAACACTTAGTAATATGCCAGCTGGATTTAAAGCACGGGGTTTACGGATAGCGGATGAGCAAACACCGATTCATCCGGGAGAATTTAGGGATATTGATATTCCTGGAGGTGATATTCGCACAAGTTTAATGTCTTTACCTTATAAAGAGCCTTCTGGAACGCTTTTTCAGCTAATGGGTTTTGTTATTGAATCTGCTCAGCGGTTTATTGGAACAACAGATATAGGAGTAGGTGATGGCAGACAAGAAATGCCTGTTGGTACTACTATTGCGTTGCTGGAACGTGGTGCAAAAATCATTAGTGCGGTGCATAAACGCCTCCATGCCAGTTTAAAACAAGAATTAAAGATGTTAGGGCGGCTTTTTGCTGAAGATCCTGCCCCATACCCTTACGATGTTGGTGAAGATGCCCAGATAAAATCAGCAGATTTTGATAATAGGGTAGATATTGTTCCAGTAAGTGACCCAAACATCTTTAGTATGTCACAAAGAGTAGTTTTAGCTCAAGAACAGTTAAAATTGGCTACTGCCGCGCCCGAAATGCACAATATGCATGAGGCTTATCGGCGAATGTATACAGCGTTGGGTGTAGATAATGTAGAACAGATTTTAAAACCTGACCCCCAACCCCAGCAGATGGATCCAGCTACAGAAAACCAGTTTGCAAGTCAAGCGGCTGGTGGTCAGGGTAAATTACAGGCTTTCCCAGACCAAGACCACGATGCTCATATTGCTGTTCATATAGCTTATATGCAGAGTCGTGTGGCACAAATGCAGCCACCGATTTTGTTGACATTAGAAAAACACATTTATGAGCATATTGGCATAAAAGCTCAGGTTCAGTTTCAACAGCAAATGCAACAAGATCCTAATATGCAACAGTCACCACCTGAGGTTCAGGCTTCTGCAATAGCTAGAATACAGGCGCAGTTGATGGCAGAGTACCAACAGCAACAGCCACCCGCACCCCCAAGTGATCCTCTTGTAGAGATTAAAAAGCAAGAGTTAGCTTTACGCGAGCGCGAAATGCAGATGGATCAGCAAACGGATCAGCAAAAACTACAGATTGATTCACAGGCTAAACAAGAGAATGCTGATATTGCACGTGAGCGCATAGCTTCTACTGAGGATATTGCTAATATGAGAGCACAAATTGCCCGTGAAAGACAACAACAGAATAGGGGTGGTTAATGGCAGATACTGGTGGTCCTGCTGGGGGTGGTCCTGGAGCTGGAGCTGGAGCTGGAAACAGTGATGATTCTGGTGAAGAGGCTGGCGGTTATGAAGAAGCGGGTGCGCCTTCTGGATATGGCGGCGGGAGCACTGGGACTGGAGATCTAGGTCTTGGCGGTCCGATGGGTTCTGGTGGTGTTTCTGGCTCTGGCGTCCACGATGGCAGTCCAGGAAGTGCCAGTGATGCAGATGCATCTGCAGCAAATGCGGGTTTAGTAGCTGGTATTAATGCTGCTATTGCTGCTGGTTTAGATCCTTTTTCTTCTAATACTCAAAATGTAATAGCTGCGGGAATATTAGGTGGTCAGTTTGGCAATCCTTCTGGTTTTGGTATTGATAATGTTGATATGACTTCTCCTGAAGTTGCTGGTTTTATGGATCAATATGGTCCTGCACAAAGCGGTGGATTAGCTAGTTTGGCACAGAATGTTTATGCTTCGGTTGTTCCAGGAGTAAATACGCCATTAGGTATATTATCAGCAGTTCCTGGTTTGATTGGCATGAGTCCTGCGGCACAATTAGGCATATCAGCCGCTAATTATGGTTTAGGGATAATGGGTATTGGTGTTGATAGAGGTACCACAATGTCTTCTATTCAAGATAGTATAAACGATATGAACACTGCGTTAAATTAGGAGAAAATAATGGCTAAAGATGAAGTGGAAGTAGTAGAAGTAGATTCCGACCAAGAACTTCGTAAAATCTTTTTTGAAGAAGGCTATGATGATACAATGTCTTTTGAAGAATTTAAACAACAAGGTCGTGGTACTCGCCGTAACCGTGAGGATGGTTCCCCTAAATCTGGTGAGAAAAAAGGGTTCCCCGACCTAACAGGTGATGGCAAAGTGACTCGCGCTGATATTTTAAAAGGTCGTAAAGTTTTTTCTGGTGGGGGTGCAGCTTTGATGGATGCAACTAGCGATAAAGCCCCTAATAGCGGTGTTTCCCGTGGTGGTGGCGCGGCATTGCGAGGGATTAAATTTAAAGGTGTGTTTTAGTGGTGCAAAAGAAATTACAAAAACAATCCAAGTTTGCTGAATACGATGAAGATGGCGATGGCGTTGTTAGTGATGAAGAGCTCAGCCACGTAAGACAGATTAAGCAGACAGAAACAGAGCTGCGTAAGAATTTAGCTCAATTAAGGATGGCAAGGTACACTCTTATTGCAATGGGTGTTTTTACTCTGACTATGTTTTTTATAGATTTAGAACGTGTAAAAGCATTATCTGATATATCTAACCTGTTCTACTTATCTGGAGCGGGTATTGTGGGGGCTTATATGGGGACTACGGCGTGGATGAATAAAAAGTGATTCACGCTTTTTTGCTGGTGGTTGTGTTAGGCGGCGAAGTGCAAAGTCAGGATATGTATTTTAGATCAGTAGTTGATTGTAATTACTTTGCATCACAAGTAACAAAGAGATATGGGAATTACGGAAGTTTAAGTGGTGTTCCTTCTGAGCATCGGGCAACAGCTTATTGTAAACCAGTGAAAATAAATCAGAACCAAAAGTTATACTAATGGCCTTGAGAGAATATATTTTGGTAATTTCAATGTGGGGAAATGATGGAATTACAGATCATTATATCGGTCAAATGAGTTTGCAGCAGCCGATGAGCCAAAAACAATGTCTTTGGATGTTGGAGGATGAACGCTGGTCAGCGGCCTATGACAATAAACATTATAAGATGGCTATGCACTGTTTCCCGAAAGATTGCGCGGGTAAGACAGTTTGTGAGTGATGGCAACAAAACTTAGTGAAAATACTGAATTAGCTATGCCTATACGTAATTTGATTGCGTTGCTTATAGCTGCGACTGTTGGCACATGGGCATATTTTGGAGTTATTGAACGGCTTAATACTATTGAGAATAAAATAATCTTGATGGAAACAGATTTGGGCATGAATACAGAGTTTCGTATAAAATGGCCTAGAGGCGAAATGGGCAGTTTACCAGCTGATTCTGAGCAGTTTATGCTTATTGAGCATTTATCAGAACAGCTTGCAAAGCTACAAGAGCAAATAGATGAAGGCCGCGCACCGCATGACCAGCAACAAAAATTAACTTTGGATTTTTATGAAAAGCGTTTAACTAATATTGAAACACAAGTTGAAAAAATAAGAAACGGGCTTCGCAATGGTAATTGAGACAATTACATTGATCCTGTATATGGGCGGGAGTGTTACAGAGCACACAGCTTTTGAACAAATTGCTAAATGTTTGAAAGCAAAACGCACTATTGAACGTAATTTATATAAAAAATCAACTGCTGTTCGGTATTCTTGTGAAAATAAAACAGTTGTTGTTGAAACAAATGCAGACGGTACAAATTATATTGTGAGGATAGTAGAATGATACAAGCACTTATAGGTCCAATAGCAAACCTAGCTGGTAGCTGGATGGAATCTAAAGTTGAGCAAACTAAAGCTAAAGGCGCAGTGGCGAAAGCTCGTGCTGAAGCAGAAGCGCAAGTTATGGTGACAGCCGCGACGCATGAAGCTGGCTGGGAAAAAATAATGGCACAGGCTAGCGATAACAGTTGGAAAGATGAAGCATGGACAATTTTGTTTATTATTATAATAGCAATGTGTTTTATTCCATTTACACAGCCGTATGTTCAAGAAGGGTTTGCAGCATTATCTGAAACTCCTGATTGGTTTCAATGGGCTATGTATGCTTCTATAGGAGCTAGTTTTGGAATCAGAGGTATAAAAGGATTTAAAAAATGAGCTTGTATGAAAATATCCACAAAAGAAGAAAAAGTGGAAAACCTATGAGAAAACCTGGACAAAAAGGCGCACCGAGTGCCGCAGATTTTAAGGCAGCGGCGAGAACTGCTAGAAAACGTGGCGGTAGCGCAAAGAAAGGTAAAAGATGAATAAAGATAGATTACGCGAGGAAATCGCAGAAGATGAGGGATGTAAGTACGAAATTTACTTAGATCATCTTGGTTTACCGACTTGTGGTATTGGTCATCTTATTACAGAACATGATGAAGAGCATAGTAAACCTGTAGGAACAGTGGTTGAACAAGAGCGTGTAAAAAAACTATTTGCGTTGGATATCTCAGTAACAATTGATGAGTGCAAGGTTTTGTACCCAGATTTTGAAGATCTACCAGAAGAGTGTCAACATATTATCGCTAATATGATGTTCAATATGGGCAGACCAAGACTGAGTAAATTTAAAGGTATGAAAGCTGGGGTTGATGCTCGAGATTGGGGCAAAGCCGCAGATGAAATGGTTGATTCTAAATGGTATACTCAAGTTCCTAACAGAGCTAGAAGATTGGTAGATCGTATGAGGGCATTATCTGATGTCAAATGACCTTTACATCTATGAAAATATGATTAAGATGATCCGCGAACGGTCAGATTCAGTACGAGAGACTATTTGTCATGGTCCTGTGCCTGATTTTACCGCCTTCAAGGAACTCCGAGCTAAACTCGGGGAGCTTGCTCAAACTGAACAGGATCTTAAAGACCTGCTAAATAAGGTATCAAAAATAGATGAGTAAAACACTTATAGTACCTGACTACATTTTAAAAAAGAGGGCAGAAGAAAAAGCCCAGAACCCTAAAAAACAAGGTGAGCTAGAAAAAGCCTACGTTAAAAGCGAAAATCTTGTTCTAGACCCTGCAAAACTTTCTGAAAAAGCTATTGATAGATTGCCTCAACCTACTGGTTGGAGAATTTTGCTATTGCCTTTTCAGGGGAAAAAACAAACGAGAGGGGGTATACTCCTCGCTGATGAAACAGTTCAGCGCGAAGCTGTAGGAACTGTTTGTGGATATGTTTTGCGAGTAGGCTCACTAGCCTATCAAGATAAAAGTAAATTTGGAGATGACTCAGAGCCTTGGTGTAAACAAGGTGATTGGGTTATTTTTGGAAGATATGCTGGTAGCCGTTTTAAAATTGAAGGTGGAGAAGTACGTCTTCTCAACGATGATGAAGTATTAGCTCGTATTGCTAGCCCAGAAGATATCCTGCACATTTAACCCATGGAGTGATTCATGCCTAAAGAAGCACAAAAAGAGTTGTTTGAAGAAACAGAAGAGCTAGAAGTAGAGATAGAAAGTGATGCCGAAACAAATGGTGAAGAAAGCCAAGAACCCTCTGTAGCTGAAGAATCAGCTACTCAAGAATTTTCTAATAATGATGAGCTTGATAATTATAGCGAAGGTGTTCAAAAACGTATCAGTAAGCTAACTGCAAAAATGCGCGAAGCTGAAAGACGTGAAAAGGCTGCTTTGGAATATGCACAGTCTGTTCAACAACAATTAGAACAATCTTCGCAACGCACTAAAGGTTTAGATGAATCCTTTGTAAATGAATTTGAAACAAGGGTTAATTACCAAGAAGAATCTTTACAAAACAAATTGCGTGAGGCTATTGATAGAGGCGATATTGATGCTCAAGTAGAAGCTCAGAAAAATATGGCTAAACTGGCTCAAGAGTCAGAACGCCTAGCCTATGTAAAAAGAAAACGCGAGGAGGCTGCTGTGGCTCCTCAACCTCAGGCAGTGCAGCAACCTCAAGTTCAACAGCCTGTACCAGATCCTAAAGCCCAGAGATGGGCAGAGAAAAACGAATGGTTTGGTGCAGATGAGCCTATGACACTAACTGCGTTTAGTATTCATAAAAAGTTGGTGGAAGAGGAGGGTTTTGATCCACAAAGTGATGAGTATTACCAAGAATTAGATGATCGCATTCAGAAAGATTTCCCGCACAAATTTAACAGTAAGCAAGCACGAAGTTCTGGTCCGGTAGTAGCAGGGGCTAATAGAGGAGCTCAACGTTCTAGCAAAAAATCTGTAAAATTAAGCGAATCTCAAGTTGCAATAGCTCGAAAACTTGGTATAACCAATGAACAGTATGCGAAACAACTTCTTCGTATGCAAAATTCGTGAGGAAGGTATTATGACCGATAGAAACCCACGCACTTCCCAAACAAGGGAAACAACAAGCCGCGCGAAACCGTGGCGACCTCCGTCTCAATTAGACGCCCCAAATCCTCCAGAAGGATTTGTTCATCGTTGGATCCGTGAATCAGTTATGGGCTACGATGATAAGAAAAACCTATCTGCTCGCCTACGCGAAGGCTTTGAATTAGTTCGCGCTGATGAGTACCCAGATTTTGAAGCACCCACAGTTCAGGATGGTAAACATGCTGGTGTGATTGGTGTAGGTGGTCTGGTGCTTGCAAGGTTCCCATTAGAAACAAAACAACAGCGCACAGAATACTATAGTCAGCAAACAGCTGACCAAATGAACGCTGTAGATAATGATCTTATGAGGGAGCAACATCCATCCATGCCTATTAGTAAACCTGATAGGCAATCTCGTGTAACCTTCGGGACTAACAGTGGTTCCGAATAATTTTTTAGGAGACTAAAATCATGGCAAATACTGACTCGCCTTTTGGTTTGCGTCCTCATAACAAATTAGGGTCAGCACCGAACAGCAATGGAATGACACCTTACAAAGTACAAATCAATGGTGTAGCAGGATCTTCATCAGCCATCCGTCAAGGAGATATGGTGATTCCTCTTACTAACGGTCTTGTAGATGTAAGTGCGGCAGATGGTGGTTCAGTGGCGATTCTAGGAGTTATGGCAGGGTGCGAGTATACCGCTCTTGACGGTACGCCTGTTTTTGATAACAACTATCCAGGAACTTCTTCTTTGAAGTCAGGCACAGAAGCAACTGTTTTTGTATACGATGATCCTTTTCAAGTGTACGAAATCCAGTGTGATGCTTCTTTGACTAACCTTGCTACAGCTACAGCATTGATTCATTCAAATGCTGAAGGTACAGGGTTTGGCTCTGAACAAGCTAATGGAATTTCCGCAGGAGAGCTTTCTGTAGCTTCTGCTGGTGCAACTACAGCTACGGACAATTTCCGTATCATCGGCTTTAAAGATGTCGAGGGTATAGATTATGCTTCTGCTGGTGTTGTTGCCCTAGTCAAGCTAAATCTCCCATTCCACCTCGCAACAACTGGTCTATAAGGAGTAATTAGATATGGCTATTGCAAGATCCCAACTCCTTAAAGAACTCGAGCCAGGACTTAATGCTCTGTTCGGATTGGAGTATGATCGGTATGACAATGAGCATGCCGAAATCTACGAAACTGAATCTTCAGATCGTGCGTTTGAAGAAGAAGTTATGTTGTCAGGATTCGGAGCCGCACCTGTAAAGGGTGAGGGTCAGGCGGTATCTTTTGATATTGCAAACGAATCATTTACTGCTCGTTATACACACGAAACAATCGCTTTGGCGTTTGCGATCACTGAAGAGGCTGTAGAGGATAACCTTTATGACCGCTTGAGTTCTCGTTATACCCGTGCGTTGGCTCGTTCTATGGCGAACACCAAGCAAGTAAAAGCGGCGGCTGTTCTAAACAATGCGTTTAACAGTGCTGTGACTCTTGGTGATGGTAAAGAGCTTTGTGCAACTGACCACCCGACTAATGGTGGTGGTAATTTGCGTAATGAGCTCAGCACAGCGGCAGACCTTAACGAAACATCTTTGGAGCAGTCGCTAATTGATATTGCGGCCTTTATCGATGAGCGTGGTTTGAAAATTGCTCTACAGGGTCGTAAATTGATTATCCCACCAGCACTTCAGTTTGTAGCTGAGCGTTTGATGGCTTCTAATCTTCGTCCTGGAACAGCAGATAACGACGTTAATGCAATGCGTAATATGGGTATGCTACCTGACGGTTATGTGGTTAACCACTTCCTAACCGACACAGATGCGTTCTTCATTAAAACGGATGCACCTAACGGCTTTAAGCACTTTGAACGTGCAGCTATCAAAACTTCCATGGAAGGTGATTTTGATACAGGTAACGTCCGTTATAAAGCTCGTGAGCGTTATAGCTTCGGTGTTTCAGATCCACGTTGTGTATTCGGTTCTCCTGGAGCCTAATACAATAGATAATGAAAAGGGCGGCTTGCGAGCCGCCCTTTTTTCGTTTATAGTTTTGTAATTCCTGACAGTCGCATTGGGTGGCTGACATTAGCCAAGACAGGAGAATGAAATGGCTACTACTACTTTTAACGGAGCGGTGCGCTCTGAAAATGGTTTTAAAGTTATCAACAAAAATGCGACAACAGGGGCGATCACTGAAACTTCATCTGTTGCTTCCACTGGCATTTTTACTAATAAATACATCAAACACGTTGGTTATGCCACTGGTGTAACAGTGAACACCACTGCAGGAGATAGTCCTGCTATTGGTCAGTTTACGCAGCCAGCTAATACAGTCATCACAGATATTAAAATTTTCTGTGTTACTGCTCCAGTTATTGGAACAGGCGATATTGGCTATGAAGTTGGTACATCTAGTTCTGGCGCACAGATTGTTGCAGCGGTAACAGATGAAATTCTTGATGGGGGTACTACAGTTGTTGTAGGTAATGTGACGACTACCACACTGGTAGCAACGACACAAAGTGCAACTACTGCTCCAGTTTCTCCTCAATATGCTTCTGCAGAACGCACTATATTCTGTAACATTACAAATACTGTGGATGCTACGACAGCGGGTTCATTTACCTTTATCATTGAGTATGTTCAAGTTGCTTAGTGTGCAATAGAGAGGGGTTAGCCCCTCTCTTTTTAAAAGGAGAATAATATGGCTGGTTCAGATGTAAAGGCTTTTACAAGAACTGCAACAGGTGCGTTTTTCGCTGGTCCTTCTAGGATTAGAGGTGTGTATATAAAAACAAACGCTTCTGGAAGTCCCGCTTTTATAATTAAAGATGGTGCTTCTGGTGATACGGTTTTGAGCATAGTGTCAACTACAGATCAAACAGACTCAATATACGTTCCGGATGAAGGTATTAGATGTTCATCTAGTCCTACTTTGACTACCCTAACAGCTATTGACTCGATCACGGTATTTTTGTCATAATGCCCAGCGCGAAAGATGTAAAAAGAACCCCTTCCGGTAAGATAACATACCGAGGGGAGACTTTTTCTGGATTTAATAAACCAAAGCGCACTCCTGGAGCTAAGAAAAAATCAGCAGTATTAGCTAAAAAGGGTGATCAAATAAAACTTGTAAGGTTTGGCGATCCTAATATGAGTATTAAAAAAGATATACCAGCAAGACGTAAATCATTTAGAGCACGTCATAATTGTGCCAGTGCTAAAGATAAGTTTAGTGCAAGGTACTGGTCGTGTAAGGCGTGGTAATTATGGATTTAGTTCATATAATTGACGGTTTAATAGGTATGCTTGTTTTAGGATTTGGTTATTGGGCGTCTACGCTTGGTAACGAAGTAAAACGCATTGAAATTTTACTTAATAGAACGCGAGAAGAATACGCTAGTCGTAGCGAAGTTTCAGACCAAATCACTAGGCTTAGTGAATCGATGGTTAGGCTAGAATTAAAACTAGACCGTGTGCTAGAAAAGAAATAATAACATGGCTATAGCGAGAGGGAATATGGCGCAGCAGATTAAGAAAGCCCCAGCTAGTCGCAAGAAAAAGAAAAAACCTAAAGTTCCAGCAAAATATCTAGCTGGTTTAAGTGCTGCCGATAAAGCTAAAAAGAAAAAAGAAATAGAACGTAACAGAAAAAAATCACCAAAAGACCCTTCCGCTTACAATTTTCCAAGTGATTTTGATAAAAAAGGCAAAAGAAGAAAAACAAAAAAGTCTGTGCATACAAAAAAGTTTGAAAAAATGTTTGGGTCTAAAACATGACGAAAACAAAAGATCCGAAAAAAGGTACAGGTAAAAAACCTAAAGGTTCGGGTAGGAGGTTATACACAGATGAAAATCCAAAAGATACTGTCCCGATTAAGTTTGCAACTTCAGCAGATGCTAGAGCAACTGTTGCAAAAGTTAAGAGGATTAAAAAACCTTTTGCTAGGAAAATCCAAATCCTCACCGTCGGTGAACAAAGAGCCAAAGTTATGGGTAAAGCCAAAGTCGCCAAAATCTTCAAAGACGGTAAAGAAAGTATCCGCAACGAAAGGAAAAAGTGATGGCATTAAGCGCAGCAACAAAAAAGTCGTTAGCAAAAAAAGCAGAGGCCGCTCGAAAAAAGGGTAAAAAGGTTACGGCTGGGCAACTCGCAAGAGTTTATAATAAAGGGTTGGCTGCGTACAGAACAGGACACCGTCCTGGAACATCACCAAATCAATGGGCTATGGCACGAGTTAATAGTGTCTTAACAGGTGGTAAAGCTGCAAAGGTAGATGCTCATATATTTGGAAAAGGGAAGAAACCAAAAAAGGAAACTAAAAAGAAAACATGAGTTATTTACAAAGTAATGTGCCTTATTTTAAATGTTGGGTAAGAAGAGAGTATACACATAATCATGAAATGTATCACGGTGAATTTTTACATGCTATGGCTGTGGCTGTTACCACGATGCCAAACAGGTGTTTAAGTTTTCAGGTTATTTTTACAGGATGTGAGGCAGACATGAATGATGAGCCTAATGTGCATGGAGGAGCAATGTGGGCAAGGATGCCCATAACTGCCCTAGTAGGTGATACTCCTTTTGATGAGTGGCCTGATCCTATGCCTGTTCATGCTGCTCAACCTTGGGATTGTATGTCTCATACCCACGCTGTATACAAAATAAACAGAGCTACACCTTGCCCATGGATGGCAAAAATAGATGGAGGCTTTTACCCTGCTAAATATTACTTTACTGTAGATTATACAGAAAGTGAAATAGCAGATGATCCAGCACAACATAAACAAAGCCATGTGCTGGAGCTTTTAGATGCTGGTCAATGGACTGGTAATATTGTGGCTTTGCCTAATAATCGTGTCCGTGTCACGCATCCTGCATGGTTTGAAACTGGTGATGGCGCACCTGATTTTAAACCATCTCAACACATACACTATTCAAAATCTGATTTAGACTATACAATGGATGTAAATCAGATATTCGACAATCTTTATGCTGAAGAGGAAGAAGGCAATGGCGATGAAGAAAAAGGGTAATGCCAAAGGTGGCAAGCGCATGATGAAGTCTAAAGGCGGTGCTATGGGTGGCAAAAAGCGCATGATGAAGTCCAAAGGTGGCGCAATGGGCGGCAAGAAACGCATGATGAAGTCCAAGGGCGGTGCAATGGGTGGCAAGCGTATGATGATGTCAGATGGCGGTAAGGTAATTAAAGGTCCTTATTCATAGGAGAGTTAAATGGCTGTCTCAGGTTCTAATGATTTTGAGCTAGACGTAGCTGATTATGTTGAAGAAGCCTTTGAGCGTTGCGGCTTAGAGGTTAGGACAGGTTATGACTTGAGAACAGCCACTCGCTCTTTAAACCTTTTGTTAGCAGATTGGGCTAATAGGGGTTTAAATCGGTGGACTATGGCGCAAACCTCTACCAGTATAACGGCAGGAACTTCTGATTATACGTTAGGCGCAGATACTATCGATATTTTGAGTGCAGTAATTCGCACAGGAACGGGGACTAATCAATCTGATATTTCTTTAAGTAGGTTGAGTCGTGATGGATACATAAATATCCCTAATAAAAACACAACAGGTAGACCTACTCAGTTTTATGTGGATAGACAAATCAATCCCATAGTAAAACTGTGGCCTACCCCTGACAGTGTAGAAACCTACACTTTAGTTTACGATAGATTAGTTCGTATGGATGATGCAGACAGTGCGATTAATACGATGGATGTTCCCTTTAGGTTTTATCCATGTTTAGCCGCAGGGTTAGCTTACTATTTAGCTTTGAAAAAAGCTCCTGAGCGTATACAGGTGTTAAAAGCTGTTTATGAAGAAGAATTTGAAAGGGCGGCGGCAGAAGATCGTGATCGTGCTACTTTAAGTTTAACGCCTAGCAGAGATTATTACACCTTTATCACATGAAATATGCAACAGGTAAAAGATCACTTGCGATATGCGATAGGTGCGGTCAACGCTACCGCTATCTAGAATTGAGAAAAGAATGGACGGGTTTTAAAACATGCCCTGATTGTTTTGAGCCAAAACACCCGCAACTTGAACCTAGTAAAGTGCCTTTTGAGCCACAAGTTTTACATGAGCCTAGACCAGATGTACCAGAAACTAACGATGTTATTGTTTCTTTTCCTGTAGTTAATTCAGAAACTTTTATAGTGGAACCCTTCCTTCCTTCTCTTCTTACTCAAGTAGGAACAGTTACTTTTGGCGGGAGTGTTACTACACCTGTTACTGAAAATGTTACAGGCGTTTCCGCAACAGGGTCTATAGGAACGGTCACGGCGTCAGGCACCGGAACATCCATAGCTGCTACTTACACGGTTACAGTTGCTTCTTATCTTGGGGCTAATAAATATTATATTAATGGAACTAGACAAGATACAGTCAGTTTATCAGAGGGTAGCACTTATAGGTTTGATCAATCAGATAGTAGTAATTCAGGTCATCCTTTAAGGCTATCAACAACTTCTGATGGCACACATGGGGGTGGTTCACAATATACTACAGGCGTTACTACAAGTGGGACTCCAGGATCCTCAGGGGCATATACTCAAATAACAGTAGCTTCTGGAGCTCCGACATTGTACTACTATTGTACAAATCATAGTGGCATGGGCGGTCAGGCGAACACACCATGAGTTATACATACACACAATTAAAATCTTCTATTCAAGAATATACGGATAATAATGAAACAAGTTTTGTTTCTAATTTAAATAGGTTTATTGAAGCAGCCGAGCAACGCATTCTTTCAACAGTAGATCTAGAAGTGTTTCGTAAAAATGCTTCTGGAACAATGACTTCGGGCAATCAGTTTTTAGCAATGCCCACAGATTATTTAGCTTCTTTTAGTATGTCTATTGAGAGTTCTAGTTCTAAAGTATTTCTTTTACAGAAAGATGTTAATTTTCTTCAAGAAAGTTACCCAAACAGTGCTATAACAGGTATTCCTAGATATTATGGGGTGTATGATGTTAACAATTTTATAATTGCTCCCACACCAAATGCTAATTTTTCTACAGAGATACATTATTTTTATAGACCTACAAGCCTAACAGATAGTCAATTTACTCTTACTGTTAATAATCTAACTGTTGTTGCAACATTTACAGTTGGAGAGACTATAACAGGTGCGACTAGTGGAGCTAGCACCACTATTATTTCAAAAACTTCAGCCACAGAATTTGTTGTAACTATCCCCGCAAGAACATTCATAGCTGGAGAGAACTTAACAGGCGGGACTAGTGGTGCTACAGGATCGGTAGTATCAACTTCTGCAGATACTACTTTAACATGGGTTAGTGAAAATGCTCCTAATGCCATCTTATACGGTAGCTTATTTGAAGCCTATACTTATATGAAGGGCGAAAAAGATATGCTAGACTTGTATAATGGTAGGTTTGTAGAGGCTGTTGGTAGAATAAAAGATTTAGGTGAAGCTCGTGAAAATACGGATGCGTACAGAGTAGGACTACCAAGTCGGGCAAGAACATGAAAATAGCTATAGTGGGTCTCGGCGGCAGTTTTTCCGATTATGTTTCCGCTAAGATAGCTTCTCAAGAATTTGATGAAGTATGGGGTATAAATTGTATAGGCGGGATTATACACGTTGATAAGACATTTATGATGGATCCAGTAAGTCGTTTTTTAGATACTGAAAATGCTGGAACCCAAACAGGGATAGCTCGTAAATTTTTAAAAGAAAACAAAAAACCTATTATAACATGCCAATTAGATAAACGTGTTAAACAGCTAGAATTATTTCCTCTAAAAGAAGTCGCTACAGAGCTCGGATATTGTTATTTTAACAATACTGTTGCGTATGCTGTAGCATACGCTATTTGGAGTAAAGTCACTCAGATTTGTTTATACGGAATAGATTATACTTACAAAAATGTTAATATGGCAGAATCAGGCAGGGCTTGTGTAGAGTTTTGGTGTGCGATAGCTGCAACTAAAGGTATTAAATTAGAAGTAGCTCATGGGTCTAGCTTATTAGATACAAATGTACCTGAAAACGAAAAACTCTATGGATATCACAGATTAGAGGATCCTTTGGTGCAAACTATTAAAGATGGAGGGCTTGTTATAACTAGACAATCTGAGGTAGAACCCCCTGAACCAATTGAAAATGATCCTATTGTTTTTGGGAGACATGATAATGTTTGATTTAAATGTGGCGACAGTTGGCTCTGTTAGTATCGTTACTTCTGAAAATGGTGGTTTATCTAATGATCAAATAGCAGATATGTTAGCAAATAAATTAATTTATATATCGGATGATGCTCCTGAGCCCATACGTCTACAAGCAGAGGCTTTTAAAGATAGAGTTAGAAATCTAGCACAATACTATATAGAGTTGGCTAGGAAAGAAGAACGTGCTAGTATTTGCTCCAAGGTCCGTGAAGCTGGACAAATTGAATTAGCAAACGCTATTGGGAGACTATAATGGCAATCGCACAAGCAATGTGTACAGCATTTAAAAAAGAGTTAATGTTAGGCACGCACAATTTCGCAACAAATGGTAATGCTTTTAAAATAGCTTTGTACGCAGAGGGTAGTGGTGGTAAGTCTAGTACTACAGCAACTCTTGGCGCGACGACGACTGCTTTTGTAACAACAGGTGAGGTTGCTTCAAGTGGTACATATGCTACAGGGGGAGGCACACTTACAAAAGTTGCTCCAACTACTTCTAGTACAACAGCTTTTACTGATTTTGCAGATATTAGTTTTACAACAGCTACTATTACTGCGATGGGTGCTTTGATTTATAATAGCACGAATAGTAATAAAGCTGTTGCAGTTTTAGATTTTAGTTCTAATAAAACATCTACTTCGGGAACTTTTACTATTCAATTTCCTACAGCAGATGCGAGTAATGCTATAATTAGGATTGCATAACGGAGTTTAGCCGTGTCATTTCTAACAGGTTGGGGCAGAGGCAGTTGGGGTTCTGGAGCTTGGAACCAAGCGGGTGCAGTAGAAGTCACTGGCGTAGTTGGAACAGGCGCGACAGGTAATGTAACTTCTGAAGGTTCTACTGTTTTTAGTGTAACAGGAGTTGCTGGTACAAGCGCAGCGGGAGTTATAACTGCTGAAGGTTCTAATGTTTTTGCTGTAACAGGAGTTGTTGGGACTAGTGCAGTTGGCAGTGTAAGTGTAACAGCGGGAGCAACTTTTGCTGTAACTGGTGTAGCTGGAACTAGTGCAGTTGGTAGTGTAAGTGTAACAGCGGGAGCGGGAGTTGCGGTAACAGGAGTTACAGGAACAGCAACAGCAGGATCAGGTACAATTGCTCCTATTGCTTCAATAGGAGTGTTCCCAACAGGGGTAGTAGGAACAGGGGCGGTAGGAGAAGAGGTTCTTTATAGGGAAATTATTCCTTCACAAACATCAAACTTCACAAATATAACAGTCTCACAAACACCGAATTTTACGAGTGTAACAGTTTCACAAACACCCAACTGGACCGATATAGCAGCGTAAGGATGAAAAAATGGCAAGCACCTATGTAAATGATTTACGACTTAATGAGCTAGGTACTGGCGATGGTTCTGGTACTTGGGGAACAACAACTAATACAAACCTTGAGCTTATAGCCGAAGGTCTCAGTTTTGGTACTGAGGCTATTACTACAAATGCTGATACGCATACATCAACAATTGCTGATGGGGCTACAGATCCTGTTCGTTCTATGTTTGTAAAATACACAGGCACTTTAGATTCTGCTTGTACGATTACTATCGCCCCAAACACTATAAGTAGAGTTCATTTTATTGAAAACGGTACATCAGGCT